AAGACCTGATAAGGCGGTATAACAGTATTTATAGAGCCATCACTATAAGCAGTAGGAGTAAGCGTAATACTCGCTTTGTTAGGTATATCCCTTAATATCTTATCTGTGCCATCAGAGTTCTCGTAATAGTCAGAATGATTGTACAGCTTATTAGTAGCCGCAGGGTCAAAGTAAATATCTCCCCAACCTTCTGGTTTAGGATTTCCCCAATTGCTTCTGTGATATATTTCGTTTGGCATCTCTATTTGTTTTCTCTATATTCTTTATAACAGATTGCTAGTGCTTGATCTGTTTTGTATTCTTTGCCAATTTGCGCAACACATCTCTGGATGAAATCCCGTTGCTTTTCTCCTGGTGTTGGTCTTGGTATTGGCATCTACTTAAAAACTGTTTTAACTTGTTTATGTTTTCCTTTTTTGGTTTATATCTCATAAAACCCAACTGTTGAAATTATCTGACTTGTCTGGGTACATACCTTCATTGTTTGCAGCATTGTATTCAGGATACAAGTCATTGTTAAACGTCATATAATCTAAAAACCTTCTTGTGTAGAACTCCGCTTTATTGCGTGAGTTCTCCACTAGGTATTGCACCTCTTGCATCGAGAGAGTCTCTGAGGACTCGCTACGATGCTTATATACACCCCCATTACTGACCTGGTAAGAAGCAAACATATAATAGTCTGACTGAGCAAACCAAATAAGCATCGGTGTTAAATAGTCGTTCAGGAGTGTTTTGTAGTCCGCATTCGCGGGGAGGTCTATTTGATCGTTAACAACCAAGTCTTGGATTTTGTCATACAGTACAGTACCTAGATAATTCTGTATATGAATGTCTTGGCTTACCTCGATAAACTGTATAAACTTGTCTGCATCTACTGTACCGCCTACCAGCGACTTACGTCTTAGGTCCTCAGTCGTTATGAATAGTGCCTTCATCTTCTTTCTTTTTAAATAGTGACTTTACTCGGTCTATTGCCGACAACTTCTCTCCCGTTTCCTCTTCACGCTTAACTCTAGTCTCAATATTATCCAATTCAGTAAACTCAATTGGCTGTAGTGTAATAAAATACAGGTTCAGGTCAATCTCATTGAACGCTAGAATCGTTTTAAGGCACTCTATGATCTTTTCTTGGAATGGTCGGATGACTATGTTATCCATAAGCACAGAAGCCGTTCTAAGCTCCTCTGCGTTGTTACCAAAGCCTGTATTGTCTTTGATGCCAAGAAGTATCGGAGAAACAACTCTATGACCAAGCATAATCTTTTCACGAGCCTCATCAGCTAGGAACTGATATTGTGCGTGTGCATCGGGGAGGTGAATAGGCTCTATGTCTGCTTTACGGTCAGGGTCTTCATTGAACGCTAAAATAAACTTACCTGAGTTAGAAGTTCCTCCGAACTTGTCTTGGATTTTGTGTTCAATAAGTTGTTGTGCCTCCTCGTCTGGCACTCCGTTATTAAAGTTGATTAGGAGTGATGGCTGAAGACCATTGAGTATGTTGTTTATGTGGTAATTAGATACCTCTTCTTCTAGTTCTGCATATTGCAAGCATCCGTGATAGTCTACAGGTGCATAGTAGTAAAATCCAGGTCTATATGGTTTAATGATATAAAGCTCTCTAAGTTCTCTATCGCCACCATATCCATATGTAGGTATTCTTTTGGGGTCGTCTGTAGGTTTATAATCAACCCACTTAGGATGATAATAGTATGCTTTGATCCTACCTTCTTCTGCCTTTTCAGCTCTTAGCGTTTCCATAGGGAAATGCGTAAGAGAAGTAATTCTAGTCTTACTTTTATTGTATACAACTTGAATAGCAGCTTGACCAAGCAGTTTATAATCATTTACTATTTTTTTTACCTCTTCATCCTTAAGTATCATTTTAAACCTAGCAAACATCTCAGGCTTCTCTTCGCTGTCTGTTGCAGATAAACCTCTTCCGTAAATCATATCCACAATACCGTTGATGCAACAAGAATTAGTTGGGCTACTTAAATAATTGTCAATTAGACCACCAAAGTAATTATTGTCTTCTCCGTAGGTTACCCAATCGTTTCTGTAGTCTTCCTTGATTTCAGGAATAGTGTAGCCTTGTAGATTTACTACTCTGATTGCTCCCTCTGCTTTTTTCTTTCTAGCCATATTAAATTGTTATGTATTTTTGTCCTGTAGGGGCTGCACTATGCTCCGTGTATTTATTAGTATTAAGTGTGTGTTTTTGTTTTCTGTCGGTTTGCGATGTGACGTATACTTTATCCCTAAACAGTAACGTAGAACCTTGCTTTACCTCTATAAAATACAAACTAGACTCTTTCAATATAGAAAAGGTGCAAGGGATGCTTATGTAATTACCATCAATCGTTGAGGTAAGACTTGTAAGCGTTTCAGTTTTACCCGTTCCATCCTCAGTTATCACAAGACTAAGGTCGCTCGCCTCCACATAGGAGCGAGGGACAATCTTAATTGTTTGAGAGTCTGTTGAAGGAAGTAAAACTTTCATATGTATATATAACTTAAAGATGTGTTATTTGTTTACAAAAAAGCCCCACCGTGAGGCAGGGCTTATTGCGTTTAAGAAGGTACTATGTTTAAGAATTAGTTCCTTCGGTTACAGTTACAGTAGCACTTGTCATTCCAGCATATGGATCAGCAGCAGTTGGAGAGTCTATAAAGTTAGCAGGTGCAGTTTCCTGAGCAGTAAACGTAAGTGTATAACCACTTAAGTCTCCCATAGCGGCACCAGTTACAATTGTACCACCTGATACATCAGCACCGTGTTCCAAACCTACAATCATTACGTTTCCGTTATAATCTTCTACAGCGATGTGCGGACGACCAGCAGCTAAGATTTTAATCTCTTTGTGGTCTTCTTTACTTAATTTGTGTAGTGTTAGGTTAAGTGTTTGCTCATAAAAAGAAGTTCCATTCTCACGAGAAGCATTGATTGTTTGCTCAAGAGAAGAATTTCCTTTTACTTCGTATTTATAGGCAGTAAAAGTACCTGTCATATCGGAAATTTCGTAGTCTCCGCCAGCAGCATCCGTATAGGATACAGTACCAAAGTCACCGAAGTCTGTGAAGTAAACGGCTCTTATCCCGCCTACTACGTCTTTACAAGGTTCTTTACGCCCTTTAGTTAAATCACAAGCCATAATTATTTTTAGGTATTAAAAAAGGGCAGGTAGGCTCTAAGGCTTACCTACCCTTCTATGTTTAACAATTTATTTTATTATGCTAGAGTTTGTAATACAAGATCACCACCGATGCCGTATTGTACACCTGCAGTATATCGCATAATAACTCTTACATTTTGAGAACCGTCTAGGTCACCCATATCTAACAACTTAACTTCGTTGTGGTCAGCTAATAGACCTGTACCGAAGTAGATGTTAGAAGCCTCACCTGCAACGATGTGGTCAGCAGGCATACCTGGAGCGTGTTGGATTTTGATACCTTCAAAAGAAAGTGCATTACCCATATTGTACCATTGTTGCCCTTGGTTGTTAACACCAGCAGCACCAAGTCCAGAAGCACCAAATCCTCCTAATGCACGTACATAAGCCTGAAGGGCTACAGTAGGAACATAGATAGTCAAGTCTTCTTTACCGTAAACAGCAGAAGGAACTGAATCAACTACGTTTCCTAAAAGTTCTACAATATTTGCAGAAGTATAATCAGTTTCAGAACCGTTAGCAGCATCGTTTACGTCAGAGTCAGCAGCCATAAGTACTGTAAGACCGTCAAATTCACCTGCAGTAGCGTTTACACCACCCCAAATAGTTTGCTCAGTTTTCTCAGCTACTTTTGCAGCAACGTGTCCGATTAAGAAATCAGCAAAGTTAGAAGGAAGTTGGTCAAATGCAGAATATCCCATTTGTACTGCTTCCCAATCAGAACGGAAGTCCTTCTTACAAAGCTCAAGGTTTACTTGGAACTCTTCAGGTTGAAGGATACGCTCTGTTAGCGTAAGTGTAGATGTAGGATCGAAATCACAAGTTGCATCCTTTACGATTGCATCTGTAGAGATTTTCTTTACTACTTCTTTAAATTTAACATTTGGCTTTACGGTGATTGCACCGTCAGCCAAAGTTTTGCCGCTCAATAAAGCTGCAGAGATATATTTACCTGCAAATTCACCAGCGTAAGTTGTTGTAATATTAGTGGTTGTTGCCATTTTTATGAATTGAATAGTTTATTAAATACAATATCTTTAGTAGTCATTGCACGTTTCTGTGCATATAAATTTAAGGGCTTCTTAGAAACCTCTGCTTCGGGACTGTGAGCGATTGGTTCAACAGTAGGCTCCTGAGAAGATAATTCGGTTGGTACTTCAAGCTCTTCCTCTTTTTGAGAACTAAGCTCTTCTACCATAGCCTTAACCTCAGCGATTGCTTTAGCTAAATCTTCTTTAGTTGCATACTTGTCCATATCACCCTCTTCCTCCATTTTATCTTCGTATCCTGCTTCAACTGCTTCTTCAGATTCTACCTCTTCAGCAGCATCAACTTGGATATCTCCTGCATTTTCAGAAAGCTCTACTTGCTCTTCAACTTGAGTATCTTCTTCCTGAACTTCAGGAGCTTCAGCCTCAACTTCGTTGCTAAGTAGAATATTCTTAAAACGCTCTACAATTTCGTTAGCTTTCATATACTAATTAAATAGGGTTAAACAATAATTAACTATATACTTAACTAATACAATATAATGTTGTTGTATTTTTAAGCTCTAGTCTTGCCTATGCCTTGCGCTCTAAGTGTACCGTCACAGCATTTCTTACTGTAGGTTTTACCGTCTTTGCATAAACAACCTCTTCTACCACCTCTTGGGCTAGAATATGATGGTGTTTCAAACTTCTTTCTCATTTGGAAGACTTTGGGTGTTTCTTTGGTAGTAAATCGTAGTCTGTGGTATATTTAGCATTCTCAGGACGACCATTTCTTACTAAGTACATAAAAGCATTAACTCTAGCGTGCGCCCACTGCGATGCAGACTTAACGTTTGGTGAATGCGACGTATTAAATGCACCTAAACCTCTTTGGAATACCGAAGATAACATTCCAACAGTAATGCCGTAACCTAGTTTTTCCTTGTAACGCTCGTTGAAGTCATCAGCTTTCTTTTGTAGGGCTTTTCTGTCTTGTGCAGATACCTTAGCACCTGTTTTCCCTGACGCATCACCTTTAGCGGACCCCTCACCCTTTGGTCTAGGGTTCGGAGTGTCCGATTTGGGAGCTTTAGGGGATTCTTTTATTCCGCCTTTGGGTCCTACCTCTGCGAAATTTCCTTTTCTGAACTGTTTCATCTTGCGAATAGCCCAATCTACGCCTTCAGTGCCTCCCCAGCCAAGCCAAGCAACATATCCTTTGTCTTTCCAAGGTGTTCCTCTTAGGTTTGGATCTATTTGTGCGTTTTTGCGGTGTCTATTGAATGAAGCCATCCTAGCAATCGTTGAACGGCTGATTTTTTGTCCCTTAGCGAGCTGATTGGCTCTTCTCCAGCCCACCCTAGTCATTCCCTTGACCTCATCACGACCATATCGTAAACGCCAATCTAATACTTTCTGTGCGTTTTCTCTTGCTGCCTTAGGGTAATCATCATATGTGCGTAATTCAACGTCTAAGGCATCCGTAAGCTCCTCTATGACTGATAAAGCCTCTAATTCTTCATCACCATACTCAGGAAGTTGCTCTTGAGGTCTTTCCATAGCATCAGCAAAGTGACCTTCTATGCTAAAGCCTTTTACTTTGCCTGATTTTACGTAATCTGACCAAACTTCATCATCATATACCTTCATAGATACCATCCAAGTGCCATTAGGTAGGTCAAAACCGTATTTACGAGATTTGTCTTGGTTTGTATCATCAATAATCCAAGACTCTACCACTGACAAGCCTTCTAGCTTGTCTTCGTGTTCTAGGGTAGCATTATTTTGGTATCCACGAGATAAGTAAAGTTCTGAAGCCTTTCTTACCGTTTCAGGGGAGAAATAAATGTAGTATTCGTCTTCTCCGTTTTTTCGATATATCTTTTTATTAGGAATAAGTGCTGGACCCATAAGAATTTGCTTCTCTTGATCTACCTCAGCTAGCTTTACCTCTTGGGAACTAAGCATAATGAAGTCTTCTTGGATAGCAGGGTCATCTACGATTGAAATTGCGTCTATTCCGCTAATTTCGTTTTCCTCATCAATAATCAGTTCGATTACTTTTATTTCTTCCATATATTAATAACTTATTGAGTTGCTTTTTGTTCTTATCCGAAGGATGCTGTGTTGGTTATATTTCTGTCAAGTTCTTGCTGTGTACTAATATCCTTACCAACAACGAAGGCTCTTACTGGCTTTGCCTCAGCACCCGCTACCGTCTCAGCTAACTGACTTTGTGCAGAAGCCCCTACTACGTTGAAGTCTGGGGCTTCAATACTCGGTCTTGCTGCGCCTGCTCCACCAGCACCCCCACCAATTGCTGAAGGTACAAATTGTTGTCTAGCTATAGCCGCAACTTGAATAAGACCAGAACTAATAATCGCTGCCGCTGCTACAATTCTAGCAATAGCACCTCCCTTTTCTTCTGCAAGAACACCAGTAGCTGCTAAATATGTATTAATTAACGCATTAGCTATGTTTGAAGCTTTATTCATTTTAAATTGCTTTTCAGCTATTTCATCTCTTTTCTTGGCTAGAGCCTCTTCATTCGCTGATATCTGGTTGTTTATGTTTTCTCTTTCCTTAGCGGATAGCTTTTCATTCTTTAATCTATCCCTTAGGTTGTTGTTCATTAAAGCTGTTTTTCTTTCTTCTCTACTTATTTCGGCTTCAAATAACATATTGCCAGCCTCATTAAGCAATTCAAATCCAGCAGAAACTTCAGCTAAAACGTCCCTAAACTTCTCTATTTCCTTTACTTGAGCCGTAACAGGTTCAACGTCACCAAAGAATTCATCGAATGCCTTAAGCCTTTCGTCTTTTCCTTTTTCAAGTTCCTTTCTGGCCTCTTTCATTACTTGAGTTTCCTCCGGGGTGAATAAAACACCTAACCCCTTAAGACCCTCTTTCTTTAAAACGCTTTGTACTGCGGTTTTTCTAGCCTCTATTTGTGCTTTAGCTATCTCTGTTTGTAAATCTAAGTATTCTGAGCTTTGTACATATTCCTTTTCTTTTATCCCTAAGGCTTTTTGCATTTTTATATATATCCTCAGATTTTCTTCAGCTACTTGAACAGGGTCTAACCTATCTTCTACTATCCTTCTTCTAAGCAAGGCTCTTTCTAGTTCTATTTCCTGATCTACTTGTTTTCCTCTCGCTTCAAAGTTTTCTTTTATAGCCTTTTCCCTAGCGTCAATTTTTGCTTTTTCTATTTTAGCCTCTAGCTTGACGTATTCTGGAGAATTTATATATTTTTCCCTAGAAGCCCCAATAGCCTCTTGTTCCATTATATATATTCTCAATTGCTCCTCTAAAATCTCTACAGGAGTCATAGTTTCCTTTATTCTAGCAGCTTCTAAGTTGTTTTTAGCGTCTAATATACTCTTAGCTGTTTTTTCACTGATAGAATTTAAGTCATCTAATGCTTTAACAAAACCAGGGCCGCTAGTATCTAAGACTGCCCCTGTAGCCTCCTCTACAGCTTCCTTTACAAGCATAAACCTATCATATATGCCCTGAGTAAATTCATCCATAGATTCTCTTGTTCTACCAGCAGCTAGAAGTTCAATCATACCCCTAAAGCCCTTTAGTTTCTCTATATTCTCCTCTAGGACTTCATCTTGTTTACTTATCTCCTCATTATCTTCACTTATAGCCTTTGCTAAATCTCTATATGATTTGGTTAGCTCTTCATTTGCCTTAGTTAGTTTTTCTTGCCCCTTGAATACTCCTATTATCTCTTTTTGGAAAGCCTGCAAAAGAGATATTGCTACCTGAAATACAAGTATAAAACCTAGAGGTCCGTTCAACTGCTTTAACAATAAGCCAAATGCACTTGTTACCCCTCCTGTTTTTGAACCTAAAGTAATAAATAACGTAACTAACTGAGACAAGTTGTTTGTAATCGCAGTGATACCAAAGGGTAAATCAGATATAGTTCTACCCAATTCAACAAGAGTAGCACCAGCTAAACCAGAGGAGGATATTAAGTCTTGATTTGCCTTGTTGAAGTTTTGATTGGCCTTAGTACTGCTTTCTGTAGTCTTAGTGTTCTTTTTCATCTGAGTATCCAACTCAGACAACTTAACCTTTACGCCATTTATTTCTGCTACAGCTTGACCCTTCTCTAGGGATATCTTTATTAAATATTCTGATTGTGCTTGTGCCATCTTTTTCTTTTGTTAAGTGATTCTTTTAATGTTTTGGGTGCTTGATACTTTCCTTTGGCGATGTCGATGTAAGGCGACACGCCATAATAGTCATCTAACTTTAAAAGGTCTAAAATGTGTTTTATCATTCTATTACTATATTTAATAACTCTATTTCGCTTTCTCCTGTTGTAAGGTTAGTCGTAATACTGTTTATTTGATGCTTTCTACCTTTATATATAAACTTATCTGCAAGCGTATAGTTTAGTAAAATATTTAATGGTAGGTAAGCTTTCAATTTAATTATTCTATTACTCTTGGTAAATAATTGAGTTATGTAAGTAGAATAAAACTGCTCAAACAAAGTATCCGTAAAATCCAATGAATTAGTATATTCATTACGCTCATTCTTAAAATTTATGTTTTTTGCGTTATCTGTTCCAGAGGCAGTTAATGACCTTGAATTAGAAGGTATGTTTATGGTTGTTGTTATTTGGTCGTGAGCATCGAAAGACCCATCATCGGGGTCTATTGATGTTATATAAGATACGTGGTTATCCGAATCAAGTGTTATGTTTATGGGATAAAACAACAAAGGCTTACCAATATACGCATCATAATCACCTGTAGATTGATTGAAATCATCACTTGCTGAATACCCCCACTGAATATCTGTTTGGCTTTCATCATCTAAATCCAATAGCCTTTCAAACTTCATATGCTGAAATGGAACAACGACCTCGTATACATCCCCAGAGAAAACCTCATTCCCTAATTCTGTTTTAACATAGTCTTCTTCACCCCATTTATTACCACCCCCATCAATAAGTATTTGCTCGTGCTGTGTCGCTAATAGCGTACCTAAGTCCTCATAAGTAAACTTAATATTTCTATAGGGTAGAGCAGAATCAACAGTGTGCTGTGTTGAGTCAACAAATTCATCTATTGTATATGGATTTCCTGAAGACTGTTTATCTACATAAAACTCATCAAGAGTGTCTACATATATAGTTCCGTCTGACTCCACAAGAGCCGTTAGATTAAACATCTTAAACAATCCTGTTAAGAAGTCTATTATCTTCATTTTGGGCATTTGTGAATTAACATCGAACTGAAATGCAGAGGAAAAAGAATAATTAGATATCGTGTGTCTATCTACTCCATCCTCATCTGGAGCCGTAGTCCAACCTGTTTCCCACTGTATACTAGAAAAGGTTATGTTATTGTTGGATGTTATTTTTATTTGAAACTCATCATTATCGTTTCGTATATATCCATCTAAATCTATATTTTTAGATGTAGATGTGATGTTTAACTCTTCATAAACCTCTTCACCGTTTCTTAATATCGATATATCGTAAGCATCTGTTGATGTTCTAGTTAATATAAGATCCATATCATCTATAAATTCTTCGTAAAGAACTCTTAATGTAGAATCATTAATCATCTCAGTAACCACATCGTCTTGAGTAACCCAAGTACCCTGGATCAATTCGGTTGTTTTATCCCTTTCTATATACCCCTTATTTCTATGCATCCACATAAATAAGTCGTAGTAGTGTACATTGCTAGATGTAAAGAAATCGTCAGAAAAAGTTATACTCGGATACCGAGCCTCTATTTGCTGAATAATACGGTCTACCCTGATGGCATATTTTATGTTATCCCACCTTAATCCGTGCTTATTTCCGCCTCCTTGATTATGGTTTGATATATTCCCCGTATCGCTTGCGTTATCTCCGCTATCAAAGTATAGTCTTTGACTATGTGTTATTAACGGAGCTATAACATCGTTCGATGATGGGTTTGCTGACAATCTAGATTTAACAGTGTTTGCGTCATAAGCATAATTAAGAGAGCTAGGAAAGTTTAAATCTCCAAGCTCATCTTCTCCCAATATATCTTTCAATTTAACGGTGTTGCCAAAAAATGTTATTCTATAGCTATTAGGCTTGTTGTCCTTCATATTGACTCCCTGAAGCGTAACCTTGCCTTCTTTAAAAGGTATGTGGTTTATTTCTATATTAGCATCAACACGTTTTCTAGAGTCGAATCCATTTGATATATCTGCATTATAAAAGTGCTTAAAAACCTTGTTGTTGGTTTTTGAGGCAGGAACAGTAAATGACTGACTAAACTCAGTAAATACCTTCGCTATGTCTCTTACATCTTGTATAGTATCTGTAATTGAAATCGTCTCGTCCTTAAATAGGTCGAGACGTTGCAGAACATTATCCGCATCAGTAACATATATATGTACCGTTCTTTTCATTATCGAATATTATTTATCTTGTCAAATGCCATATCAAACTCAATAGTATACTGAACTAACCTGTCGTTAACACTTGTCTTGTATGTAATAGATTTTGTTTTAGGCATAACAGGTAACACCAACTCTTCTTCGTCCGTTAGTCGTGTGATCCAAGTCTGTTCAGACAACATAAGCTCTTCTATAACCTTGTTATACTCCTCGTCAATATAATCTGTGTTTAGCGTTATCCT